CGAGACCTGGCTGGAGATCAAGAACAACCCGACGGTGCGCGCACTCATCAGCGGCGCCGCCACCCCGACAACGCCCGCGATCGTGACGAAGCAGGCCTTCGCGGCCATGATCGAGGTCGACGAAGTCCTGGTCATGGAGGGCGTGTACAACTCGGCCCTCGAGGGCCTGGCGGCCTCCAACGCCTTCATCGGCGGGAAGTCGGCGCTCCTGGTCTACGCCCCGAAAGCGGCCTCGCTGAGGCAGATCTCGGGCGGGTACACGATGATCTGGAGGGCCTTCGGGAACGGCGTGTCCCCGAGCGGCGCCCGGATCAAGAAGTACCGCAACGAGGACAAGGAATCCGACACGGTCGAGATCCAGACGGCCTTCGACCACGTGAAGACCTGCGCCGACGCTGGCGTGTTCTTCACCACGGCCGTCGCCTGACGAGAGGCTTTACAAGGGAAGGGAAGCGGACGTAACATCAGGCCGGGGAGCCGAAAGGTCCCCCGGCCTTTTTTATTCCCTGCGGGAGGCGCGGCATGACGGAAGGCAAGACGGTCCTGATGATTCGGAAGACGTTCAAGGCGTCGGGCGTGTTGTACGAGAGGGGCCAGGAGTTCGACCAGGCGAAGGCCGGCATGAGCGGCGACAAGCTCCGGCTTCTGATGAGCCAGCGGTTTATCAGCCCGGAACCCGTGAAAGAGAAGAAACCCGCGCCGCCTCCCGCCGCACCGAAACCGGTCGCGATACCAAAGAAGAAAGCCGCGCCGCCCAATCCAGCCGCCGCTGCCGATGTTCCTGCATCCGAAACTCCTTCCGCTTCCACCGAACCGTTGACGAGCCCCTCGGGGTGGAAGCCCGGAGACGCCCTCCCGCAGTCGGGCGGCGCCATGGCACCGGCACCCGGAGCTAAACCCGTCATCGTCAAGAGGGCCAAGGCCGCCAAGAAGGCAAAGCGATGACCTGGACCTATGGCGGGGACCCGTCCGCGAACGACCGCGACGCCGTGCGGTACCTGATCGGCGACACGAACACGGCAAAGCAGCAACTCAGCGACGAAGAAATCGCGTTCAGCCTCGCGGAGGAGGGCGGGAAGTACCGGGCCGCCGCTGCCGCGTGCCGCGCCATCGCCGCGAAGTACGGCCGGATGGTGGATAAGGCCGTCGGCGACCTCCGTCTCTCGTACTCCCAACTTCAAAAGCAATACCTTGACCTGGCCGAGAAGCTCGACACGAAGTCGAGCGCGGGGACGGCCATCCCGTATCAGGGCGGCCAAACGGTGTCCGACAAGAACGTCGACGATCTGGACACCGACAGGGTCCAGCCCGCGTTCAAGCGCAACCAGTTCGACTTCCCGGGCCAGGGTTCGCAAACCGACCTCATCGACGAGGATGAGTGACCCGCAGCCTTTCGGGACGGTCGGGCCGGCCGACTGGGGCGACAAGCCGTGCTTCATCGTGGGAGGCGGGCCGTCGCTCCTGCCGTTCGTTTCGTCCCTCGCGTCCATTCATCTGAAGGGTCACGTCGTGGCCGTGAACGACTGCTACCTCCGATGCTCCCCCGATGCGATCGTCACGATCGACCAGACGTGGCTCCGGGAGAGAAAAGCGGCCATCCCGGGAATGCCCGCCCCGGTGTACGCCGCCGTCTCCGACGACAACGCCAGGCCGGCGCTCGGGAACATCGTGTACCTCAAGCGCGGCGAATCCCCACGTAGGACCATCCACCTCAGCACCGACCCATCGACGATCGCGAACGGGCTTTGCTCGGGGTTTGCCGCGTTCAACTTCGCGTTCCTTCGACACGCCAGGACCATCTACCTGCTCGGAATCGACTTTACCCCTGGCGAGAACGGCCGATCGCACTGGCACGACGGGTATCGGTGGCACAGCCCCAGGTCGGCCGGGAGGCTCTACCAGGCGTGGGCGAGGAAGTTCGACGAGGTCCTCCACCAGGTCGAGGCCGTCGGCGTCGAGGCCATCAACTGCTCCCCGACAAAGATGCTCAAGGGCTACAAGCACGTGCCGTACCAGGAGGCGCTCGCGTGAACCAGGTCCCAGTCGTCGCTTGCGTGTGCGTCCGCGGGGAGGACGGGAGGTACGGCCGCGACGGGAAGTTCCGCCCGGATCATGTCGGGAGGCTCCGGGCGATGGTCGGACGCCACCTGGCCCCGCCGTTCAGGTTTATATGCGTCGTCGACGAGGAGGGCCTCCAGATAATCCCCGACGTCGAGTTCGTCCATGTCGCACACGCCGGCCCAAAGGTACGCCTGCCCGGGTGGTGGGCCAAGATGGCGCTGTTCAACCCTGAGTTCCGAGGCCCCGGGAAGTGCCTGTATTTCGACCTCGACACCGTCATCTGCGGGGACCTGGCTCCCCTCCTGGACATGGAGGCCGACTATTCGACGTGCAGGAACTTCCTGTCGCGGGAGTGCCGGTTCCGCGGGGAGCGCATTTGCAGGTACGGGACCTGCGTCGAGGTGTTCGCGGATGGCCGCGGCTCCGACGTCTGGGATGCCTTCAACAAAGACGCCGGGATAATCATGCGGCAGTGCGGGAGGCTCGGGGACCAGTTCGCGGTCCAGATGCTCATGCCCGACGAGAACGTGGCGATCCTCCAGGACTTCCTGCCGGACGGGTTCATCAGGTACTATAAGCACGGCCTGGACCCGATGCCGACGGGGACTAGGATCATGGCGTTCGGCGGGGTGACGACGCCCGAGAACTGCGGGGTCTTGTGGGTGAAGGACGCGTGGGACTGCAAGTAATTCCGGGAGGAAACATGGACGAGAACGAGAAACCCGACGACGTCAAGTTCCCCTGGCTCTCTCCGGGGATGCCGCTCCTCTACAGGATGCTCGACGGCACCGACCGCGCCCTCCTAGTCGCGAGGGTCATCGGGAGGTCTAACGCCACGGTGTGCGGCTACGTCCTCGTCGACATGCAAAACGACGTCGGGAAGTTCCCCAATGTCTTCGGGACGCAGATCGTCGGGTTCCCCCCGTACATCAACAAGGTCAGGTTCGACCACGACTTCCGGTCGACGGGCGAGAGGACGCCGGGCACCTGGTGGCATGAGAAGGCGGCGGGCATCCTTCTCGCCGACGGCTCAACGGGATCTCCGTCGTGACGCTCCCAGGGGACCAGGCGCTTGAGCGCTTCATCGCGGAGAAACCGACGAACGTTCTGGAGATCGGCCCTGGCGCAGGCATCCACACGCGCATCATGCGCGATGCCGGGATCACGGTAACGACTGCGGGGCTTGAACCCGGGGTGAACGTCCCGGGGCTCTACGAGGAAATCCGCCCGCCGGAAGGGTGGAGCCCGAGTTGCCGTCCACTCCAGGGCGGGCCGTTTGACGGCGTCTGGTGCTCCCACGTGCTGGAACACGTCAGGAACGTCGGGTTGTTCCTGGACTTCATCGGCATTGACCTGAAGCCGGGAGGCCTCCTGGCCCTTACCGTCCCGCCGCACAGGCCGAAGCTCGTCGGCGGCCACATTAACCAGTTCAACGAGGGTTCGCTCGTCTACCAGATGGTTCTCGCCGGGTTCGACTGTTCGGAGGCCCGGGTTGGCGTCTACGGCTACAACATCTCCGTCCTGGTAAGGCACCGAAAGATTGAGGGCCTGAAAGGGCTTAAGATGGACAAGGGCGACATCGAGACGCTCGCCAAGTGGTTCCCCTGGCCGGTCAAGCAGGCCGACGACGCGAGGAAGGGGCCGATCAGATGGTGAGGTCCTCCAAAAACGGCAAGATATGGGGCGAGACTTCCCTCCTGTTCGCCCGCAACAACGTCGAGGTCCACCGGATCAAGGCCCTGGCCGGCGGGTCGAGCAGTAAGCACCGGCACGCACACAAGCACAACGGGTTCTTCGTTGAATCGGGGCGCCTCAAGGTCGATGTGTGGAAGGGCTACGGGATCGTCGACGTGACCATCCTCGGGCCTGGAGAGTCCACCGACATCGGCCCAGGGGAGTTCCATCGGTTCACCGCCATCGAGGACGCCGTGGCCTTCGAGATCTACTGGGTCCAACTCGACCCCTGCGACATTGAACGCGAAGGCGTCGGGTCGAGGAAAAGGGGGCGCCGGTGAAGGTCGTATGCTACGAGCCGTGGTATGCCAAAGCCCATCAACGAGCCCTTCGGGCTTTTGCCGCCGGGATACCCGGGGCCGAGGTGCGCGATGTCCGCGACTACGTCAAGTGCGATATCGCCGTTGTGTTCGGCGGACACTCCAAACGGTTCTTCAATGTCACGAAGGACAAGCACGCGATCATCAAAATGCACCTGCCGTCCAGGACGCTCTTGGTTATCGAGGCTGGTTTCCTGTTCCGACCGGACTACGTTCAAATCGGATGGGGCGGGATAGGCGGAACCGCAGACCATAAAACAAAGGGCGTCCCAGGGGACCGCTGGGAAGACCTTGTCCGGAGGGGAATCGCCCCAAGGAAGTGGGTCTCACGCACTGCAGGGCCTATTGTGGTGTGCGGGCAGGTTCCCCACGACGTCCAGGTCCAGAACTCGAACCACATCGAATGGTGCCAGGCGACCGTCAGGCACTACCAAAAGGCCGGACGGAAGGTCGTTTTCCGTCCGCATCCGAAGGTCGAGGTGGCCGAGAAGTACGGCGTCGACCCGGTGTTGATCGACCGCCGACCGCTCAAGGATGTCTTGGCCGAGGCCTCGCTTTTCGTGACATTCAACTCGACGGTGGGGGTGGAGGCCGTCATCTCAGGGGTGCCCACCGTGGCCGTGAACAAGGGGTCGATGGCGTGGGCCGTTTCGTCACACGGACTGGACGACGAGCCGTACCGCAGGGGGCGCAGGTCGTGGCTCTGGGCGCTGGCCTACTCCCAGTGGAACCACGAGGAAATGGCGAGGGGGCTGCCTTGGAGGCATCTTACAAGGACCACGTGACCTTCGGCCGGGTGGACTTCCTGGCGGAGAAGGTCGCGATCGTCTGCAACGGGCCCTCCCTGGCCCGCTCGGCCTCGTTCATCTCGGCGCTGCGCTCAGCCGGGGTCCACGTCGTGGCCGTCAACCAGGTCCTCGCGCACATCTCCGGCGCCGACACGTGGTTCACCCTGGACCCCTGCAAGCGGAATGCGTGGATACCCCGCCACCCTGTTCCGGGCGTCCGCTACGTCATGGCCGTCCCCGACGACTACGGGAGCCCGCGGGCCGCGTGCAAGGACCACCGCATCGAGATGATCCCCGGAACCACGTACATCCGAAGGATGGCCGGGCACATGTTCGGGACGCTCCGGGCCAGGCCCGGGTTATCCGACGACCCGGGGGGAGTCCACACCGGAAACAGCGGATACGGAGCGCTCGGGCTGGCCTGGTTGATGGGAGCCAGGACGATCGCGCTCCTGGGGATCGACGGGGGCTTGGGGGGATACGCCTTCGGGTGCGGCGAACCAAGGAGCCTCAGGCACCTCCCGGAGTTGTTCTCCTCGGCCGTCCCGCAGTTGATGGCGCGTGGCATCCGGGTGGCGAACGCTTCGCCACAGAGTAAAATCGCGTGCTTCGAGCGCATCGCCCCGGAAGCCCTTCCGATATGGTTCGAGCGGTCGTAAACTATACGAGGGGGTGTACTCCATGGGGATAACCGACGATCTCTCCGAGTTGATGGTCGACGACGCGACATGGTATCCCTTCGCGTCCCGCGACGGGTACGGGAAGCGGACCTTCGGGACCGGCGTCGCGTACAAGGGCAGGCTTTACCGCAAAGCCCGGATGGTCCGTGACTTCCAGGGCCACGAGGTTCTTTCCTCCCACCACTTCTGGTTTTGCGGAACCCCGGACGTCGGGCCCCAGGACAAAATCACGCTCGCCAACAACACATCGCCTGTCCTCGCGTCCGTCGAGCGCCCTTCCGACGAGGACGGCCCGGCCTATACAAAGGTGTTCTTCCTGTGACGCAGGGACGCAGGCGCCAGGCCTACGAGCCGAGGGTCCTGAAGAACGAGTTGCGCGACTGCCTTCGATGCGGCGAGCCGTTTATGAGCTCCGGGAAGAACAACAGGCTGTGCAGGACCTGCATCAGGTTCGCCGAGGACGGGAACCTCGGGGGCCTCCCGGATTCTGTGCTCCGTTGCATGCCGTTCGACGGGATCAGGAAGACGTGCCGCAATGGGTAGGCGCTTCAAGTGGTCCGGGCGGTCCGAGTTCTCCGCGAAGATAAACGATAGGGTCCGCGAGACCCCGATCGCCGCGGCCGGAGCGGTCTTCGAGGAGGCTGTCAACATCATGGCGAAGGCCAAGCCCCTGACGCCGGTTGACACGGGCACCCTGGTCAACACCGGGAGCGTCATGCTCCCGAAGGTCGTCGGGTCCGCGGCCGAGGTCGAGCTGGGGTTCGGGGGCCCTTCGGCTCCATACGCCATCGTCGTCCACGAGGATCTCGAGGCCGCCCATGCCGAGGGCAAGCAGGCCAAGTTCCTGGAGCAGCCGATGGACGAGGCCGCCGAGGGCATGGAAGACCGTTTGGCCGATAGGATGAACCGGAGGCTCGGGAAATGAGCGGTTTACTGGAACAGATCGAGGCGCACCTGATCGCCGAGGGCGTGGTGGACTCAGGGTGGGAGGTCTGCAAGGGCTTCCTCCCTCCCGACGGGGACCAGGTCATCGCGCTTTACGAGACGGCCGGGGAGTTGCCGGACATAATTCCAGACCCGGACGTCAATTATTCAGAGCAGGCCTACGATAACCCGGGCTTGCAGGTGCGTGTGCGCGGGCTCACGGAGGACTACACGGGGCCACGAAACAAGATTTTCGAGTGCTTTCGGGCGCTCCATGGTAACGAACCGGCTACCGTTTCGGGGGAACCCGTGATAGTTTGCCTATATGCGGTGAACTCGGGGCCCCTCCCGCTGGGCGTAGACGGAAACAACCGTCACGGGTTCACGTGGAACTTCAGGTGCAAGCGGGAAAGGGAGACGTGAGATGGCGCCTACAGTGGGGGCCCAGAAGGCCCGCGAGTTCGTTCTTTACTCCAGCGACGGCGCGACCGTCGAGGTCTACGCCAAGATCGGCGGGGTCGTCGACCTGAGCGACAAGGTCAGCAACTCGCTGGCCGACATCACCGACAAGGACGACGCCGGATACCGGACGCTCCTGGCGGGTGCCGGCATCTCCAGCAGGACCATCACGTTGTCCGGCGAGTTCAAGACCAGCACGGCCTTGACCCGCCTCGAAGCAGACTCCGAGAACAGGGTGGCGCGCAACTACTGCCTCGTCCGCGAGGACGGGTCGGCGGTCGAACTCAGCGCCCTGGTCGAGGACGTCGAAGCCAGCGGCGGGAACGAGGGGGCGTTGAAGTACAGCTTCACCCTCCAGTCCTCCGGCGCGTGGGACCTCGGGACGTTCAGCGGGACGACGTTCACGCCCGCCTAACGAACCAGGAAACAGGAAAAACACCAACGGCCGGGGGCTAGACCTTCGGCCGTATTTTTTTACGGGAGGCGTTGCATGGGTGCAGTTCAAGATGTGCCGAATAAGGACCGGGGCGAGGTAGGTTTCACGCTCGGGAAGACGAAGATCGTCTTGGAGCCGAGCTTCAAACGGCTCGCCGAGTTGAGGTCAGCCACGGGGAAGCGGTTCACCGCGTACTTCAAGGAGATCTCGGAGGCGATGGGCAAGCAGGACGCCCCGACGGAGGAACTGGCGACGTGCCTGTTCCACCTTTCGCGGCACCCCGAGTTCAAGGACGTCGCGGAGGCCGGGGACCTGGTCGCGCGCCACGGGGCGGTCGACGCGTTCTCAGGGATGGCGGACCTGGTTTCCGTCGTGCTTTCGGGCAAGTCGATCGAGACCCTGGATAATGAAAAACCGAAGGCCGGTGAGAAGGACAAGGCCGAGGGCGAGGCGCAAAGCCCAAACTGACGGGCCGGGCCGACCAGGAGCCGCCCTGGGACGATTGGATGAGGGCCGGTCTCGGCATCATAGGGTGGCCGCCTTCGGAATACTGGCCGTCGACTCCCGTGGAGTTGATGAGGGCCGTCGAGGGTTGGAAGAAGGCGAACGGCGCGCAGGGGCCTTCGGGGTCGCGTGGAGAACCGGGCGACGAGGCGATCGCCAGGGCCAGGAAGTTCGCGGACACCATGCCGGATACGATAACGGTCGCGAGGAAGGAGCGGACGGATGCCTGAACTGAACAGGATCAGCGGGAAGATAACCCTCGACGGCAAAGACTACGTCATGGGGCTTTCCTCCGTAGGCTCCGCGACCGACAAGGTGACGGAGAAGATCGAGAGGCAGTTCGAGGGTGCGTTATCGAAGGTCGAGTCAATCGGCAAAAAGATGTCGCTCGCCATGACGGTCCCGCTTCTCGCCATCGGTTACAAGTCGGCACAGGCGTTCAATAACGCGGACGAGGCCTTGGTAAGGCTCAAGGCCACGCTCGACGCAACCGGAAACGCCGTCGGCAGGACGGTCGGGCAGTTGACGAAGACGGCCTCAGAGATACAAAGGGCCACCACGTTCGACGACGAGGACGTTCTCGCCATGTCGGCAACGCTCGCCAAGTTCGGGAACGTCGTGGGCGACACGTTCGACAGGGCGCAGAGGGTCATCACCGACTACGCCGCGGCCTCTGGCCAAACCCTCGCGATGGCGTCGGAGAAGGTAGGGCGCGCTCTATCTGACCCGACGACCGGGATGATGATGCTCCGGCGTGAGGGGTACGCACTTACGGCCCAGCAGAAAAAGACCGTCGAGCAGATGCTAAAGATGGGGGACGTGGCGGGAGCGCAGGCCGTCATCCTCGGGATGTTGGAGTCGAAGACGCGCGGCACCGCGAAGGCAATGGCCGAGATCGGGTCCGGGCGCATAAAGCAGGCCTGGAACGACGTCGGGGACGCAATGGAGAAGGTCGGTGGCGTCATCGTAACGGCAATCCAACCGGCTGTCAGGATCATCAGGGACCTTGCCATTAGGTTTCAGGAACTCCCAGCGGCATCGCAGACGGCCATCGTCGCGATCGGCGCCATCGCCGCGGCGGCAGGGCCGGCCGTGGTCGCATTCGCAAAGATTGCTCAGGCCTATATGACTATGCAGTCCGCCCTCACATCTGCCACCGCAGCCACCTACGGTCTCCGGGCCGCGAGCCTTATGTTGAACCCCGCGTTATTGATCGTCGCCGGCGCTGTTGCAGTCGTTACTGCGGCGCTTGTCATTGGCGAGAAGCAGATCGAGAAGAATAATAAGACCACAATAAATTTTAACCGGGCTTTGAACGCGACTCCTTACGCGACGGCAAAACAACTTCGTGGAATAACCGACCTTGGGGTTCGATTGGAGGAAGCTAGGAAAGTACAGGCGAAACTCAACGAGCAGATCAAGCAGCAACAGGGGGCCTACTACAAAGGACCTCGCGGATATACGAATTGGGAGGACGAACAGAAGTTCAACAAAATTAAATCCCAAGCTCTCGAAAAACTAAACGAGCGAAAGAAGGAGGTCGAGGATTTACTTGGAGAACTCAAAGACGTAAAAATCCCATCTGCCGTCCAAAAAAAAGCCGCTTCTTACGCCCCAACCGAGGCGCAGACGACAAGGGCGCAAGGAATCTATGACGAGACCCGGACCCCGCTGGAACGGTACAAGGAATCCATGAAGGAACTGGATGCCTTGAAACGCTCCGGGTCCTTCGAGGGCATGGGAGATGTCTACGAGCGCGAGGTCAAGAGGATCACGGAGGCCCTTAATACCGCACTGCCAGCAGTAGTCGGAGTGACGAACGCCATGCAGGGGGCCTTCAACAGCGCGTTCTCGTCGATGATCTCAGGGACGGTTACGATGCGCCAGGCGATCAAGCAGATGGTCGATGACGTGCTCTCCGAGTTGGCCCGGATGGTCGCGAGCAACCTGTTCAAGACGCTTTTGAACTTCGCCATCCCAGGGTTGTTCGGAGGCGGAGCGGGCGGTGGAATCCTCGGTTTCCTTTTCGGCAAGGGATCGGCCAAGGGTAACGCCTTCGACGCGCCGGTCCGCCCATTCGCCAAGGGCGGGAGCTTCGTGGACGGCCCGAAGATGTTCCCAATGGACGGAGGTATGGGCAAGATGGGAGAGGCTGGCCCGGAGGGCGTGTTCCCGCTTGCCCGCGACGGGTCCGGCAGGCTCGGAATCCGTGGGGATAATTCCGCAATCCGGGACCTAGAGAAGCGTCTGACGGCGATGATCCAGAACGGAAACAGGGGAGAGGTACACCAGCATTTCCACGATCATGCGATGGTTTCTACGGTGGATTCAAAGACGCAACGCAGGGCCGCTAGGCAAATCGCAAACATGCTCAAGCTTTCCGGGGCGGTCACGGCATGAGCACTATCGCCATCGGGGCATTCACTGCAACAATCTCGTTCGGGTTCGAGGACCTAACTCCAGAAGAAAACGGAGTACAGCACATTAACCCATACGACGGGACGATGCGCGTCTACCTGAATTACCAAAAGGACCGGTTTGCGGTATCGTTCAAAAACCTCACTGACGCCGAGATGTTTTCGATCAAACAGATAATTCGGGCAACAGGAACAGGGGCGCTTCACGTTGTTCGTTACACACGAGACGACGGCGTCATCCGTTTGTACGACGGGTCAACAGCTCCCACATCTCTCATCAATGCCGACGTTAACAGGGTTCGGGGAATGGTTAGGATAATGCCGGCCGCCGCACCGCACTGGCCGCAAAAGGTCGATGCACATAGCATGACACTAGATTGTTGGGAGGCTTGAGATGGATACGTTCCTAAACTTCGCCGAATGCGCCATGACTGGGATCGCCCTGGCTGACACGACGATCAATCTTGCCGCAGGAGAGGGCGCGCGGTTCCCAAACCCAGGAGTTGGGATCGACACGGCATTTAATGCGACGATCTGGAATGCAACGGATTACCCAAACCCGACTGACGACCCAGATCGAGAGATCGTTCGTTGCACGGCCAGATCTACCGATGCTCTTGCGGTTACACGAGCGCAAGAGGGAACCATATCGGCGGCTCACAACACGGCGGGGAAAGTTTATAAGTTTATGGCCGGTCTAACCGCGAAAACGCTCACAGATATATCGGACGGGCTTGCGATGCCACAGGCTCCCAATGTTGTCGCTGTTTTCGATTTCATTCCGGTTGCTCAGAGCGGCGCGATAACGTCCACCGGTGGTCTCGCGACATACCACCAGACCGCACACAATAAAAGCGCTGGCGATTATGTGTGGATTGCGAGCGCAGACCAGGCGGAATACAACGGATGGCACCAGGTCATTGACGTCCCTGACGTGGACCATTTCACATACACCGTCAGCGGAAGTCCAGCATCCCCATCAACAGGCACGAGCGGAGTATCGGTACACGTCTACGGTGCGACAGGATATGGATTATCTCTGCTCACGTCCATCGAGCCTTCTGGCACAACGGCCGGGAAATGCACTGTGACATTCAATTCGACACAAGCAACATCTGCGTATCCAGTCTTATTCACCCCGGGGGAAACGTCATCAGGGCGACCTCTTTATGGGTACATTTGGACGCGAGCCACAACCTCATTCGATGTGAGGACTGCGAATATGGGTGCCGCTGGGTCAACATATACCGGGGAGCCAGCAAATGGGAACACGCTCGCGATCTTCGGGGTGACGTGATGCTTTTGGGTTCATCCACAACCGGATCAACCTGTTTGTGCGGTGAGAAAACTCACTCTGCGGTTGCTATCGTAAACCCCGATGTCGTTTCGAGATGCACGGCTATCTCGGCATACATAAAATACGAGGCGGCCTGGGATGGGAACATAACACAACTCGTAACGTCGAGCGGTGTTCCGTATACGTCCGTTTTGTCATCCGGAACAGTCGTAAACCCGGATAAGGTGATCTCTGGGAATCTAACGCACTACACGCCAGAAGAGGATTTGGACAACAACTGGGCGGCGCTTGTCAATGGAGCGGCAATCACGCTTTTATTCTCAAAGCTAACTACATTCAACGAGTTGGTTGTTTTACTTCATCCACACAACACGCCTGGCGGTTTCACGTTCGAGGCGTCTGTTAATGGGGTGTCCTGGACGACTTTGTGGAGCCCGGACAATCCGAAATTCAAAAACGTAGTTAAATTCAATTCAGACCTGTCATACAAATTCCTAAAGATTACATCGAAGGCGGATTTACTTTGGGTGTGCCAGATCGCTGTTTATCGGTGGGTAGACGAATCTGATTATCTATTGAAGGGAGAGGATGGGGCGCCAGATATACAGGTTTCCTCAAAGTTTGATTTTTCTCAAAATTCGTCTCCGACGGCCTCGGAGTGCGTTGCTAATTTCGATAACATCACGCGGAGATACGTTTCGACAAATGCGTCGAGCCCGATCTATGGGATAGCCCAGCCGGATGGGAAAGGGTCCGGAATAAAATCAAACGTACCAATACGTGTTACCTCAACAATGACTGGTCTCGTCTCAGGTGTCGAGCAAACATGGACCGGGGTTTATTATTACGGGTACATATACAACGACGACAGCCCGGCCGGAAGCCAAGGCGTAACGATAGATGCATCTGAAAAGACCGCGATGATTGTGGCGAAGAGTATCTATACCTGTTTGGACAAAAATATAAATTATCCTGCATATAACGGGGCAAGCCTTGACTACATCGCAAAGGATGCCGCGGTGCGGTGCGGAGTTCCTGAGCAGGATATAGTCTGCTCGGGAATGGAACAAACTCAATCATGGCTCGCGCTTGGGCAAGGTTCCCCCTCGGATCTGATTACAGACATTAGCGCCGCACTTCCATATTTCAGGGCGTTTGAAACATACAGCATCATGGGCGCATCGCTTCAAATGGTGAACGCCGGGAAAGTAAGGATGGATGTAGATTTTTCGTCCTATATCGTCGTATCGGAAGGCGTAGGCGATCGCCCTGATGGGTATTGGCAGTGGATGATATCGAAAGAAGACAAGAA